GATTAAGAGCAGAAAACGAAAAGCTCCAGGGCATCAAGGAACATTTTGAGGAAGTAAAAAGGGATTACGAGAAAAAGAAAGACGAGTGCGACCGGATTATTCGTAATGCCGAGTACAACGCCAAAAAAATGAGGCTTTCCGAATTGATGAAAGACCATAAGGTTGCAAAGTGGAAAGTCGGTAGAGAACTCGTATACGGTCCGAAATGCTGCAAGTGTAATTCAAACAGATCAATAGAAGTGAGACTACCATCTGGAAGAATTGCAGAGGACGAGTGCAAGTGTAAAACAAAGAGCAAGTATTATTATTACCCAAAGATGTATATTCTAAGCGAGTTTACCGACAGATACAGATGCGGAGAGGTAATAGCCCACTACACAGAAGAAATAAGTTCACATGAGGATGATGTGTATTATGAAAGGTATGCGTGCACAGTTTGTGACAGCTCCACAGAAGAGGAGAAAAAAGAAGCAATAAGAACACTTAGTGACAAGGTAAGAGAGATACTGTTTGACCAGGAAGAAAAGTGCCAGGAGGTATGCGACAGGCTTAACGATGGGCTTGGGAATTATTTGTATACATTTGAAGGTGAAAACATAAAAGAATATATCAAAGAAAGAAAATAAGAGAAGGAAGAAGGTACGTTAATGCAGAGAAAAATTCTGTTTAAAGCCAAATCGACAGACACCGGAAAGTGGGAGGAGGGGCTGCCGAACTATTGCAGCACGGACGGATCCGTTACAAAGATGGTAAGCTACGCTCCTGGATCATTTAAGGTGTTTTCGATTGAACCGAAAACTTTATGCCAGTATACGGGATTCACGGACGTAACCGGAAAGAAGATCTTTGAAAATGACGTTGTGCGGATCCTTGGAAAAGATAGCATGCTCAATAGGATAATTTTCGCAGAGAGGCCAATATACGACAATATTTGCGAGGAAGAAGTTGACAAGGTATCTGGATGGTTCTATGAAAGATATCCGGACAATGCAACCGGAGCCGTGCCACTTACAGCACATGATATAGAAAACTTGGAAATGAAGGTTATAGGGAACATAAGTGATGAATGAAAGAGAAAAAGAGGATCAAGAACAGTTGGAATACCTGAGAGAATGGAAGAAAAAACGCTCAGGAAGAGTAAAAGAAGAAAGTGCGATCAAGAGAATTTGCAAGAAAGGTAGGGAACTATGGATGGAAAAATTTTTAAGATAAGCGGTTACTTGGTGGATCCGAATGGAGAAAATGAAGCAGTCTGGATATGGGAGAAATTGAAGCATTTGAATGACACGTTCGGACAGCATGTACATGTCAAAGAGGCTGATATACTGGACTGGACAGATGAAAATCCGTTGAACTATGAAAATTGTGATCTGGCGGAGTGCGAGAAGTATTTCCACGACAAATACCAAGTAAGAGAAAATCGAAGTGTGGAGGTTGGAAAAACCTACAGACATTTCAAAGGAAAAATCATTGAAGTGATAGCGATCAGCCAGGACACGGAATCTCCAGGACAATACTACGTGGTCTATAAATGCGAGGACGGAGCTATCTGGAGTAGACCTTATGGAATGTTTGTCGGTAAGGTAGACCGGAAGAAATACCCGGATGCAGACCAGGAGTACAGATTCGAGGAGGTGCAGAATGGACATCAGGAATAAAAATGAGTTGAGGAGGCGCATTGACGCCTTCCTCCATGAGTATACGCATGAAGAATATATCATCAATGAGGAGTTCTGCAAGGACACAATGCGGATGATGGCAGATTTCATCGGACATGTGAACGGAAGAATGGACAGCGAGCGTAAAAGGCTCACAGAGGCAAGAAGGAAGCTCAAAGAGGCATTATGGGAGAATAAAGTTCTGCATGAATACAATTACAATGGATCTTCCGGAATCTGCCGGGCAAAACTTATGGGAGATATGTCTGGAACGTGGCACATTGGAAACGTAGTGTGCGTGGAAAATGGAAAATCATTCATGCTGATGCAGGATGGCTATTCGGAGGAAAACGGGTATCTGATTCTCAGGGCGATGGAAGTGATCCCAGAAACGATCCAGAGATTCGCATGTGTGGAAGATATGACCGGGGAAAGACTGTTTGAGGGTGATGTGATCTACAATCCAGAGCACAGAACAGTCCGAATGGAGATCTGCTACGGCAAATACGCCGCATATTGCCCGAACGATAAGGAATACATGGAAACTGTCGGCTTTTATATGGTGTCGAACACCACAGACGATGCAATGCCGCTCGGTCCGACAAAGGAATACGCACTTTTGTTGGGAAATGTGGTAGACAACCCAGAGATCAAGGTGGTATAATTTCAGTCAGGATGCACCGGAAAGGAAAGAAAATGAGTAAAAGAATCTTAGCAGCAATGTTATCATGTATGCTGGTTGTAGGAATGACCGGATGCGGTTTTTCAGATGGAGTGAAAGACGGTATGAAGGATGCTCAGAAGCAGGAAAGCATAAACGATTCTGATAAAAATGATAGCAAAAAGGATAAAAACGTGACCGAAACGGATAAAAATGATACCGAAAGCCAGGAAAACGTTTTAGAATCAGAAGAAAGCGAGACCGGAAACCCACTTCTGGATGCAGAGGTAATCGTAGGCGATGTAATGAACGGAACTAAGACAGAGAAGTTGGGCGAATACGCCTATATCACAGTTCCATTGGAGACAATGAAAAAAGTCACGATGGAACAGTACGATGAATTTTGCGATCAGAAAGTCCAGGATAGCGGTTACAACTGGGTAACGATCGACTTTGGTAACGGATCCGGATTGCAGTTCCAGGGAAGTACACCAGCAGTAGCAACCTACGGTACACTTGATAATGAGGAGTGCATCGAAGAATCAAAAGGAACCGTAATGATGACTGGAGAGAATACATATGAGCATTCTGAGAACCGGTAAAAATCTAACAAATGTTAGAAATGGTGGTACACCCGTAATCATACGGGATGCGATGTTTATAAAATAATCTGTAACTATTCAAGTGCATTACACTGCATGTCCTACGCAGGTA